TCTATCTCAGCCGGCACGCAAAGAAGAGGCGCGTCCGAAAGAAATACGAGAATCGGATCCGACGACGGATCCAGGATCTGATGAACGAGATCCAGGAGGAAACCGTATGAGCGAAAACATCGATATCCGCGCCAGGGAGCTTCCGGCGCTCGGCAGCACCGAATCCGCAGTGGTCACCTGTGTGAACCTGCTCTCGAAGGTCTGCGGAAAGCCGGAGGACGTCATGGCCTACTGGCTGGATCTGTACTATCAGGTCCGCGCCGCCTATGAACGGACCCAGCGGGCCGAAGAAGCGACGATCACCCGGAAGGACATCGAGGACTTCATGCGGCAGACGCTGGAGAAGACCCTGAAAACCGACGAGCCGGAAGAGGCGACCGCGCCGGCCGTTCGCAACCACCTGAAGGGAAACACCTTCGGCACCGACGCGGCGCATTTCAAGTCCGCGACGTTCGACCGGCTGAACAAGATGAGGAAGAAGGGCGTGACGATCGCGCAGATCGTGGAAGCCGGAGACGGGAGCTTCACGGATGAGACCGTGCTGCAGATCCTGGAAGCCAAGAAGATCTCCGTCGACCGTTACCGGAGCGTGGCTACGGCGCTCGACCGCATCGAAATCTGACAAGGAGGTATCACGAGAACATGGAGCTGCTCAAACCCATCGGGCTGGCCTCGCGGCGGAAGGCCGCAGGCTACACCCAGCAAACATTTGCCGACGCGCTGGGGATCCAGCGCACCCGCCTGACCATGTGGGAGATCGGGTATTCCTGCCCGACCGCCGACTGGCTGCCGTGGATCGCGGAGCTGCTCGGCTGCACGATCGACGAGCTGTACATCCCTCTGGACAAGACGATCATACCGCAGGAGGCCGAGGATGCCCATGCAGGAGGCCTACATGAATCTGTACTATAACGCAAGGCGCACTGCCGGGCTGACGCAGGAGCGCTGGGCTGAGCTGCTGGGCATCAGCGTGGAGGCCGTGCGCCTCTATGAAGGCGGCGTGAACATGCCGCGAGACGAGATCGTCCTGAGGATGGCCGAAGTGGCCGGGCAGCACATCGTCTGCTACTGGCATCTGCTCATGAAGAGCCGGGTGGCTTCGGAGATCCTCCCGGAGATCCAGGAGGTTCCCCTGCCGCAGGCCGTGCTGGACCTGCTGGTGAAGCTGGACGCCTTCACCAAGGGCGGGCTACAGGACATGATGCGGATCGCGGCGGACGGCCGCGTGGACGAGGACGAGTATGAGACCTACACCGCAGCTCTGGAACAGCTCCGCCAGGTGGTGGCCGCAGGGATGCACATCGAGTACGCAAAGGAGGAGGATCCATGAGCTACCTGACAAGACAGGAAGCGGCCGACCGTCTGGCCGTGTCCCTCCGGACTCTCGACGGCCTGATCAGCCGCGGAGATCTTCCCGCCTACCGGATCGGCACCAAGCTGATCCGGATCAAGGAGGAAGAACTGGAGTCCTTCATGAAGGCCCGGCAGGTCGCGCCGGATCCGCCGAAGAAAAAGACCGGGCAGCTGACCCGCGTGTGCAGGTACGTGCCCGGCATGAAGGTGGTGTGATATGAAGGCAATAAAAAAGCCCCTCCGGAGCTGCATTCCGGAAGGGCCGGTGACAACCATAAGGTCATCACGAGAACACTATTATATTATCAGAACATCGACCGGATGTCAAGGTAAAGGAGGTGAAAACGATGACCGAACAGGGCACGAAGCCAGGATACTGGGCGGTGATTCCCTCCCAGGTCCGATATGATCCGGACATCCCTCCGAGCGCCAAGCTGCTCTACGCTGAGATCAGCAGTCTCACCGATCTGCGCGGGTACTGCTACGCGACCAACGCCTACTTCGAACAGCTGTACGGACTCAGCGAAAGGACCGTCATCCGGTTGATCAAGATCCTCATGCACGCAGGTTACATCCGCGTGGAAGACAACGAAGGCGGAAAGACTCAGCGAAAGATCTACGCCGGCATCAATCCTCTTTCGGAGACCCCTGACAAAAATGTCAGTACCCCCCGACAAAAATGTCAGTACCCCCCTGACAAAAATGTCACCCAGACCAATAAAGAGAACGATCTAAGTGATCAAATACCCCCTAAAGCCCCCCAGGGGGCAGGTGCCGGCCGGAAAAGATCCGAGTGGGAGCCGGAGATGTTCGAACGGTTCTGGGCCGCCTATCCCAACGGCAGAGACAAAGCCAAAGCGCGGGCAGAATGGGACAAACTGAAACCAGACCGCAAGCTCATGGAGACCATGAGTGCGGCGCTCGATAAGGCAAAGGCCTCGGACGAGTGGCAGCGCGGTATAGGGATCCCGTATGCCTGCAGATGGCTGAGCCACCGGCGATGGGAAGACGAGCTCGACAAGAGCGTACCGGACGCGGATCTGTACGATCCCGCGGAAAGAAAGCTGGCAGGTGACCGATGCTGACGAAGAGCTTTGAGACCCTGCAGGCCAATCCGGCCGAAGTCGGCGTGATCGGCTCGATGCTGATCGACGACCGCACCGTTCCGGCCCTGATGCAGTACCTCAGCGAGGACGATTTCACGGACAACGACCTGAGGCACATGTTCGAGGCCATCCGAAGCCTGTTCCTGCAGCGCGGCAAGATCGACTCCGCCACCGTGCTGGAGAAGCTGAGCGAGGAAGGCTACCGCGAGAAGCTGTACGCGATCGTGGACCTGACGCCGACCGCGGGGAACTGCATGGAGTACGCCAGGCTGATCCGGGACCGCCGGCAGCTGCGCGAGATCCAGACGGCCTGCTTCGAGGTATGCGGCGCCGGAACGGATCTGGACACGGCGAGAGAGACCCTGTCCAGGGCAGCCGGGCTGCTGGTGCAGTCCCAGAACGACCGGGACAAAAGCTACGGAGACCTGATCCTCGATTTCGTGGAACGGCAGAACGACAAGACGCCGCCGGACCATCTGGACTGGGGCATCCCGGCCCTCAATGAGAAGCTGATGCTCGGCCCCGGCCGGTTCGTGATCATCGGCGCGGACAGCTCCGTCGGCAAGACGGCCCTCGCTCTGCAGTTCGCGCTGCAGTTTGCCCAGACCGGGAAAAAGGTCGGTTTCTTCAGCTACGAGACCACACTGAAGGACGTGACCGACCGCCTCCTGGCCAACGACGCGGACGTCTCGCTGGGCCGCAGCAAAGGCAAGAACCTCGACTCTGTGGAAATGTCCAGAGTCATGGCCGCCGGACAGCGCAGCGACCATCTGGACCTGCGGATCATCGAGAGCGCACGATACACCGTGGCGGACATTCGCGCTAAGAGCATCGCCCGCAGCTTCGACGTGATCTTCGTGGACTATGTCCAGCTGATCCCGACCCGGAAAAAAGAACGCTACGAGGCGGTCACCGAGATCTCGATTGAGCTGCACGCGCTGGCCCAGGAACTGGGCATCACAGTGATCGGACTGAGCCAGGTGACCGTCCCGGAGACCGACAAGAAGGGCAACCGGCGGTACATCTCCAAGGACGACCTGCGCGAGAGCCGCCAGCTCAAGCAGGACGCGGACGTGATCCTCCTCCTGGATCTCTCGGATCCGAAGGACCGAGACTCTAACCGTGTGCTGCAGATCGAGAAGAACAGGGACGGCGCCCTGGGCCATCTGGTGCTGAAGTTCAACGCCAGCCGGATGCGCTTCACCTACGTCCCGCCCTTCGAGGGCGAAAAAGAGGCCCGCAGCCGCGAGCGCATCGCCAAAATGGACGAAAACCGGGAGGCCCGCCTGCAGAAAGCGCAGGAACGGTCCAGAGCCGGGATCCAGCCGGGACAGTTCTCTTTCGAGGAACTATCCGAAGAAGAGGCAGGTGAGATCCCGTTTTGAACGTCGGCGACATCATCCTGATCGTTCCGGCCGCGAATATGGACCACTCCGCCGGATTCCCGGAAGTGCTGCAGAAACCGATCCCCGCAAAGGTGATCCAGATCAACGAAAAGCGCGGCTGGTACCGCGTGGAATACCAGCTTGGAAACAGGCCCGGCTGCATCGGGCACGAAACATTCAGACTATACGGAGGTTATCATGAGAACGACAGCGATACTCAACCTTAAAGGCGGCGTGGCCAAGACGGTCACGTGCGTGAATATGGCGGCGATCCTGGCCGCCGACTACCACAAGCGCGTCCTGGTGGTGGACGCGGACAGCCAGGCGAACACCACCGAGTTCTTCGGAGGCCTGCCGGCCGGATCCTGCACGATGGCCGACCTGCTCCGCCGGATGGACATCAACCCGGTGATCCGTCCCTCAAACTTCCCCGGTATCTCACTCATCGGCGCAGACGACAGCCTGATGGATCTCGACCTGAGCGCCGTGAAGAGCAAGGAGGCGGATATGGCCAGCCTCGACCGGCTGCTCAGCGAGCACATGGACGACTTCGACTATGTGCTGATCGACTGCCCGCCGGCCTTCAACGCTGCAAGCGCAGCCGCCCTTCTGGCCGCCACGGACGTGGTGATCCCGATCAAACCGGATGCCTTCAGCCTTCGCGGCATGGCCAACCTGATGCGGCAGATCCGGAACATGCAGGCGATCAACCCTCAGCTCCGCCTGGCCGGTCTTCTCCCGACCATGACGTACAAGTCGGACAACATCGAAGAAGCGGTCAAGGCGATCGAGGGCTCTTCTCTCCCGGTCTTCCCTTCCATCCGGCGCTCGAACAAGGCCGACGACATGACCTTCGCGCAGGAGCCGCTGATCCGCTGCAGCCCGAAAAGCGCAGCCTGCGTCGATTACCGGCGATTCGTGGAAGTGTATGTGAAGGGAGGTGATCTCCGTGGCGAATAAGTTCGATCTCTCCGAACTGATCAAAGACGTGTCCAAACTGGACACCGCCCGGCAGCAGATCCAGTACCTCTCTCTCGACCTTCTCGATCCGGATCCGGAAAACTTCTACAGCCTGGACGGCCTCGAAGAACTCGCCGGCAGCATCGAGATGCTCGGCCTTCAGCAGCCCCTGCTGGTGCGTCCTGCAAAGGACGGCCGGTATATCGTGATCAGCGGGCATCGGCGCCGCGCCGCGATCATGCTGATCCGGGATGGCGGCAGCGACCAGTTCACGGACGGCGTGCCCTGTATCGTGGACATGAGCGCCGCCTCCGCAGCCCTGCAGGAACTGAAGCTGATCATGGCCAACGCAGACACCCGGAAGATGAGCAGCGCTGATCAGAACCAGCAGGCGGCACGGATCGAGGACCTGCTCCGGCAGCTGTCAGATGAAGGCTTCACTTTCCCCGGCAGACTCCGCGACTGGGCCGCGAAACTCTCCGGAATGAGCCGCACGAAACTGGCCCGCCTGAAGGTGATCCGCGAGAAACTGGACAAGGATCTCCTCGAGCAGTATTACAACACCGGAAAGCTGAACGAGTCCGTGGCCTACGAACTGGCCCAGCGGCCGGCTGCGATGCAGCGCAGGATCTGCGAAGCCTACACCACCCGCCGGTTCAATCCGGGCACGCTCGAGCACATGCCCGCGTACTTCGTGAGCGAGTACGAGGAAGCAGTGCAGAAACTGGCGAAGATGTCCTGCCCTGTCAAAGACGGGTGCCCGTGCACCAACCAGGACCGGATCCTTGAAAAACGCTTCGACGGAAGCTGGACATACAAGCCCTGCTCGCAGAACCACTGCTGCGCCAACTGCGACGAGTTCACGAACTGCCGCAGCCGGTGCCCGATGATGGATGCAAAGGCCAAGGCGGAACGGGACAAGAAGCGCGAGGCGTCCAGGGAGGCCAAGGCCCTGGAGAACGCGCGGAAAGAGGCCGACGTGCAGCTGGTCGAGCATGTCTGGGCGCGCTTCGGTGAAGCTCTGCGGGCCGCCGGGATGACGGACAAGGAACTGCGCGATTCTCTGAAGACCGGCGAACGGCATTACAACGAGTTCGAGATCTACATGGCCAAGGACCGCATCGAAGCGCTGGAAGACTTCAGCTGCACGGACGTGACCGGCAATGAGAGCCTGCCCTTCTATTACAGCTTCAAGGCTGACGACGCCGAGAAACTTCGCCGGATCGCCGACGCGCTGGACGTGAGCCTGGACTGGCTCTTCTGCCGGGAGAGCGCGGCCCGGACAAATGTGTCCGGATCGGACACCGAGGCCGCGTGGAGGACCGGAGATCCTCCTGCAGACGGGCGGTACCTCTGCCTGGTGGATCTGGGGCTGACGACGTATTCTGAACAGCGCTGCGATTACCGGGGCGGTGAATGGTCCGCATACGGCAGACCGATCGACGATATGTTCACGGTGAAAGCCTGGTGGCCGCTGCCGCCGGACAGGCAGATCTTTGCGAAGGAGGAAGACGATGACCGATAACATGTACATTGCCATGATCGTGGAAGGGGTCCTTTTCCTGTGCGCAGTCGGGGCGATCCTGATCACCGACGTCTTCTTCCACCGGCCGGCCGTGAAGGCCCTCTTCGCAGCGGCCTACGTGATCATGACACTCCTGTTCGTCACGGCCGTCGCTTACATCATACTGACATAGGAGGAACACCATGCTGTACAAACTCGGAGAGAACTGGATCGACCCCGGTGAGATCGCCGCGGTGCAGAAGCCTCCGGCGCCCGGCGCCGATATCTACCTCCGGAACGGGACCCGCCTTTTCGCAGCGGTGACCAGAGATGAGCTTGAAGCGTTCTTCCTGGCGGCCGGATTGATCCCCGACGAGGACGACGGGATCACGATCGATGAGGCCGATACGGAAGAGCTGTATGATCTCCATGATCAGGGCTACAGGTATCTCGCCAGGGACATCGACGGAAAGCTGTACGCCTATGCCGAGAGGCCAAGGAAGAACGCAGGCTACTGGGAAGCAGCGCCCAAGGACGCGGTCCGCCCGAAGAAGATGAACCCTGCTGCCTGCCTTTTTGTTGAGGAAAAGGACGAAGAACCCTTTGATATCGCATCCCTTTATTAATTCTTTATAATCAGGACGAGAGCCTCCAGGGCCACGGTCTTATCTGAAAGGAGAAAGGCCGTGGCCAAAACTCTCAAGCGGATCGACGCCGGCGGGCTCCGCGTCGAAGCCTTGTATAGCCGATGCAGCCCACATGATTCTCCTGCCCAGCGGCAGGCCAAACATCAGGCCAGCAGCGCCGCCCAACGGCGGATGAATCAGATCTACTCCTGGCAGAAGCTGGAGCTGATGCTCGCAGCGAACTTCCCTTCGGCCGGCAGCGGGCTGGTCGTGACACTGACGCATGACGATAAGCACATGCCCAAAGACCGGAAGGAAGCACAGATGCGGTTCCGGTATTTCCTGTTTAAGCTCCGAAGAGAACGGAGGACAGCCGGCCTTCCGGATCCCGTGGTCTTCTGGGCGCCGGAGATCCTGACCTCCGATACGGGACGATGGCATCATCACATCGTGCTGGACAACACGGGCCGGGATCTGGACATGATCCGGCGCTGCTGGATCTACGGTACGGAGATAGAAGCGGAGAAACTTCGGGTTGATGACGAGAAAAACTACGAGACCCTGGCGCGGTATATGACCAAGGAGATCCGCGAGTGCCAGGAGTACAGCTCCAGACCCGGCCTGCACGGATGGAGCTATACGCGGAATGCGAAACGGCCGGAGATCGAGACGTTCACCGTACCGGATGATTATGACCTCACCGCACCGGACGGCAGCACCGTGCTCCTGGACGAGCGCAGGGCTACCGAGTGGAGCAGCTACCGGGTGCTGAAGTATCGCTTCAGCGTACATGGATCCGCGCACCGGATCCGGGCAAAGAGGCGTCGCAGGAAGCACACTTCCTGATCCTTTTTATTATTAATTTTTCAGCCTTGAAACCTATATTATTTTAAGGACAAAGCGGGTGAAACCATTGACGCAACAGGCAAAAACTGATAAAATAGCAGTGACCGAAGGCGGCTGGATCTCCTGCCCGATCTGCGGTTATAAACGTCTCAAACGGGTCCGCCCGGACGAGACCGCGGTGCTGGTGTACATCCACTGCCGCCAATGTAAAAACGACATACCGATCGAGCTTAAACAGGGCCAGTGCTTCCAGAGCCAGGGCCAGCAATGACGAAGAACCGTCAATGCTGGCCCTGGCTTTTTGTTTTGTCCCGGAGGTGATCCGATGGCGCAGCGGCCTTTGAAACCATGCAGGCACGCCGGCTGCCCGGTGCTGACGCGGGACGGCTGGTGCGAGAAACACCGACCGCAGCATAAGCGCCGCGAGAGCGCGGACTACCACGCCTGGTACAAGCTGCCGGTATGGACCGAAAGATTGAGACCCACCCAGCTTTTGCTGGAGCCCTTCTGCAGGGAATGCGCAAAGACGGGCCGGAGAACTCCGGCAACTGTGGTCGACCACATCCGGCCGCACCGCGGAGACTGGAAGATCTTCACGGATGCTTCGAACCTGCAAAGCCTGTGCAAGTTCCACCACGATCAGAAGACCGCACTGGAACAGGCGCAGGAACGGCGCGAAAGCAATTCGTTTTAGTCAAGTTTGTCCCCCGCACCGGGGCGCAGCGCGCACGCCGGCGCCGCCGGACGCAGAGGCACATGCGCATGAGCGACCCACCCAGGCGCGCGGGCGCGGCTTTGGATACCCTCCCCCGGGTCCTGAAAGTTTCGGATCGCCCTGCCCACCGCCCCGCACCCACTCGAATTTTTTAAAATTTCCCCGATCAGCGGAGGAGAAAATATGCCGACACCAGTCAAGAGTCTGAGCAATATGTCGAAGCACCTGACCAAGGCGGAGATCGAAGCGCGCGAAGCCCAGGAAGCTGCGGCCATGCCGGCACGGATCCCGAAGAAGCCGAAGCTCATCATCCGGGACAAGGCTGCCGGCAAACACTGGTCCAGGATCCTGAAGGCCATGGAGGGCCTCGAGATCATCGACATCCTGGACACCGACGCGCTGGCCATCTACTGCGCCAAGCTCGCCCGGCGTGACGACCTTCAGGTCCAGTATCTGGAATGGCGCGAGCGCTATGCCGCAGATCCGCAGAACGGGACGATCAAGATCATGATCTCCCTCTCGGAAGACCTGCAGGCCATCGAGCGCGATCTGCTGGCCTACGCCTCCAAACTGGGCCTCACCCCGGAGAGCCGGACGCGGCTCGCCAAGAGGATGGCCGAGCAGGAAGAGTACGATCCGGACGCGGATCTGTTCGCATAGGAGGAACCCATGTATAACAACGTCTTCTACTACAGCCACCTGACCTCGATCGGTGGGATCGAGACATGGCTCTGGAACATCGCCAAGAAATACGGACCGGATCACGACATCCTGGTCGTCTATTCCTACGCAGACAAGGCGCAGCTGCGCCGGCTGCAGCGGCTGGTACCCACCATGAAGTATAACGGCAGCACCATCCAGTGCAAGAAGGCCTTCTTCTGCTATGACGCCGACATCATCGACCACGTGGAGGCCGAAGAGTATTTCCTGGTCGTACATGGCGACTACAAAGCGCTGGGATATCCCGCGCCGAAGCTGCCGAAGATCACGCGCGTGCTCGGAGTGAGCCAGATTGTCTGCGATTCGTACAAGGAACTGACCGGCCGCGACTGTGAACTCGCTTACAATCCTCTGGTGCCGGTCAAACCCCGGAAGGTCCTTCGCCTGATCAGCGCGACCAGGATCTCTCCGGAAAAAGCCCCGGAGAACTTTAAAAAGCTCGCTGACGCGCTCGACCTGGCCCGGATCCCGTTCGTCTGGGATATCTACACCAACGGCACTCCGACCTTCCAGAACCCGAGCGTGAACTGGAAGGCGCCGCGCCTGGATGTGGTCGACTTCATGGCCGCCGCGGACTACTTCGTGATGCTCAGCAAGACGGAGGGCGAGCCCTATGCCATGATCGAAGCCCTCTCTGTCGGCACCCCGGTCATCGTGACCGATTTCGAGGCCGCGACCGAGGCCGGAGTGAAAAACGGCGTGAACGGTTTCATCCTGCCGATGAGCATGAACGAGATCCCGCTGGAGGCCATCCAGAAGGGCCTGAAAAAATTCAAATACACCGCGCCGGCAGACCGCTGGGACGAATTGCTCGAACCCGGTCCCGGCACGTATCTGGAAGATCTCGGTGACGGCGTAGATGTGGAATGTATCGCCACCTTCTTCGATATGCAGCGTAAAGTGTACACCGCCATCGGTGAGATCTTCCGCGTCAGCCAGGAGCGCGCGGATCAGCTGGTCGAAGCAAAAGTCGCGGTGATCTGCCCGGAAGTCTGATATGCCGGGCCGGGATAAAGTCCTGACGCACCCGGTCACCGTCTACGCCAAGCAGGTCACGCGAGGCAAACTGCACGAGCTCTGCTGCCCGTATGAGATCGCCGCCTGCCAGCGGCACCTGGACGATCTGAAGCGGATCGGAGACCCGGACTTCCCGTATGTTTTCGACACCACGCGGGCGGACCGGATCCTTCGCTGGTATGAGTTCTGCATCCAGATCCGCGGACCGGAGGCCGGTGAGCCGATAAAACTGCAGGACTGGCAGGTCTTCGACCTGGGCTGCGTCTACGGATGGGTCCACAGGGAAACCGGCGCCAGGCGTTTCAACCGCACCTACAACAAACGGGCGCGGGGAAACTTCAAGAGTACCGAGAAGTCCGGCCAGACCCTGTACCACATGTGCGGGGACGCGATCTATCCCCCGTATCATCCGGAGCTCCTCCGGTATGAACGGAGCCCGGAAGTCGAATGCGCCGCAGTCGACCGCGGACAGGCCATGCGCGTTTTCGGTGACGCGAAGGACATGGCCAAGGCCTCTCCGAAGATCGCCAAGCGCCTGATCATCCCAAAGGCCAACCCGGTGCAGCACCGTACCCTGGGCGGCCGGATGCGGGCCCTGTCAAAGGACACAAGGAACAAGGATTCCGGCGCTCCGACCCTTTTCGTCGTGGATGAATACCACGCACACCCGACGTCGACGATCTACGACATCGGACTGAACTCCTTCGGAAAACGCTGGCAGCCTCTTCTGGAGTGCATCACCACTGCCGGCGACGATGCCGAGAACAAACCCTGCTACCGCGAAGAAGAGTACGCCAAGCGCGTGCTGGACGGGCTGGTGCAGGACGACCGGTACTTCGTCATGATCCGGGAACTCCCGCAGGATGCGGATCCGCATGACAAAGCCAAGTGGGTCATGCCGAACCCGTGCCTGCGCGTCGATAACGACTACAGCCGGCTGCTGCGGTCGGAGATCGAGAGCGAATACACCGCTGCGTATGGCAGCAACGACGCCAGCAAGATCCGACAGTTCCTGACGCGCCGGATGAACCAGTGGCAGGCCGGGGCTGAGAACCGGTACCTCGACGAGAACTGCCTGAAGCTGGCCAAAGAGTCCATGATATCCTCCGCCGAGTTCGCTGCGCTGACCGATGGTCTGGAATGCTGGGTCGGTTTCGACCTGGGCAAGCGGATCGACCTGAGCGGAACGGCCGCCGTGTGGCTCCTTCACGACGGCCGCGTGGCTCTGAAAATGCACGGTTTTCTTCCGGAAGGCGCCGCGATCCGGCACGAACACTCCGACCGGATCGAGTACCGGGCCTGGGCGCAGCGAGGCTGGTGCACGCTTACCCCCGGCGATGTGACGGACAACAGCTACGTCGCAGCCTGGATCGAAGCCGGCCAGCTTCAGCACGGATGGAAGGTCAACGAGGTCTGCTACGACGGGCATAACGCGACGGATCTGGCCATCAAGCTCTGCGAAGCCGCCAACAACGAAGACTGGTGCGTGGAGATCTCCCAGACCTGCGCCGGACAGAACCTGGCCGTGAAAGGTTTCCGGGAACTTCTCCTGCAGCACAAGATCGTCCTCGAAGAGAACGGCCTGGCGCTCTGGTGCCTGGCCAACGCCGTGGAGATCAAAAACAACTACGAAGATGTGAAGCTCTCGAAGAAACACAAGGACGACACCCAGCGTATCGACCCGGTGGCCGCCGCCATGAACGCCCTGGCACGGGCGCTGATCCGGCGGAACAATCCCACTCTGGGCGACCGGATCGAGTCCGGAAGCTGGACCATGTAACGGTGTCCGATTCGGACACAGGAGGAAGCTATGGCGCGATATGACGACGCCGGTGAACTGAACCGGAAGATCACTTTCCAGCATTTCATCGGCGAGGCGGATCCTGTCGGGGACTTCGCTTATCTCGATGATGATAACTGGGAAGACGACTTCACCACCTGGGCTTCGGTGCGGACGATCAGCGGACGCGAGTTCTATGCAGCCGGCCAGGAGCAGGGCGAAGTCACCCACAATATAAAGATACGGACCCGGCCGTGGAGCCGGGACCCGGCTCTGATGCGGGCCGTCTGCGGCGAACATAAGTACCGTCTGCTGACGCCTCCGCTGGATCTCGGCACTGACCGGGTCTACCAGCAGATCAAGGCCGCGGAGGTCTGGTCATGAACCCGATCCGGATCGAGTTCGATATCAAGGACATCGAACGGATGTACAAGACCCTTGAGAAGGCCGGCGCTTCTCCCATGAAGGCCGTCAATAAGGGAACATCCAAGGCCGCGACGGTCGTCCGGCGTGCGGTGAAAGCCGGGGCTCCGGGAGAACGGATCCGGAAGAACATCAGCACCCGCACCGAAAAGACCAAGGTCAAGGGCAAAAAAGTCCGCGAGATCACATTCAAGGGCGGCGACGACGCCAACGAAGAGCTGCAGCTGAAAATAAACAACCCAGGACGCTTCGGAGGAAAAAGCAAAAAAGGCTACCTGCCGGCCTCGCAGGAATATGGCTGGCTGACCGGGAACGGCGCCGGAGGCGTGAAGTTCATCCCCGGCAAGCACTTTATGCGGGAAGCCGCAGACAGCACGGCCAACCAGGCAAGGCAGGTCATGATAGAAACGATCACCAAAGAGCTGGAGGAAATATGGAAGAGTACAAAATGAGCCCGGAGTTCGCTCTGACGGAGATCCTGGAGAGCGTTCCGGTCCTAAAGGACAAAGTAAGCGCGATCCAGCCAAAGAAAGACTTCCGTCCTCCCTTCGCCTTCTATGTTTCGGACACGGACGATGAAGAGGAATCGCTGGACGGCTGGACCGGTCTTCAGAGCTACACCGGCAGCGTGCATCTGGTGAGCGCAAGCTACCGCGGCCTGCAGCTGCTCTGCGCACGGGTCCGGAAGGCCTTCCAGGAAGCGCGCGGCGCACTGTATGAGACTCCGGAGAACGAACCGGACACGGTCATGCGCGGCCGGATCCTGGTCGAGAACGCGGTGATCACCCAGTCCAGCCCGGATCTGTATGAGAGTGAAGTCGGCTATTACCGCCGGGTCCTCAATATCCGGCTTGACTATCAGACAGACGAAATCTTTCAAGATGAGGAAGAGGAGGTAATCAGCTTATGACTATCGAACTTTACGGCGAGATCGTCAACGATGAATACGTATGGCTCTATGAGCTTTTCGGGATCCCGTGCTGCTGCCCGGCGCAGGTCCGTGAAGCGATCCGGGACCTCCCTCGTGACGAGGACCTGATCCTTGAGATCAATTCCCCGGGCGGAGATGTCTGGGCAGGCTTCGAGATCTACGGGATGCTCCAGGCGTGCAAGGCCCGCACCGAGGCACACATCATCACCATGGCAGCCAGCGCGGCCACCACGGTCATGTGCGGATGCGACACCGTGCTCGCTTCGCCGGTCTCTCAGATCATGATCCACCAGCCGGCAGCCTATGTGGAAGAATACATGAACAACGAAGGCGCACGGCAGCTGCAGAACTTCCTGGACAGCATCAAAGCGTCGATCCTGAACGGATACGTCATCAAGAGCGCCGGCAAGGCCAGCCGCAGGAAATTCGAGCAGCTGATGGACGACTCCACCTGGATGCCGGCACAGGATGCGCTGGAGCTGGGCCTGATCGACGGATACCTCGATCTGGATGAAGACGCCGCAGCGGCGATCCCGGTCGGAAGCGGGATCCGTGTGAGCAACATGGCCGTCATCTCCTCCGCACCGAAGACCCTTCTGGAACGCTACGAGGCCGCCGTGAAAGCCGGACAGATGCTGGAGGCACCGGGACACCCCGTGCTCCGCGAAGACGCTGAGAACGAAAAAACGGGCACTCCTGCAGACCTTGTGAACAGAGAAGACGCCGTGATCGCGGAAACCCTGATCGCAGACTGGCGGCTGAAGGCCGCCATCGATCTGGAGAGAGCGAGGGCCGAAGAGTGAACAGACTGGAACGAGGCCTCGCGCGCCTGGGACTGGCTAAAGCCCCGGCCGCCGGCACACCGCGGGAACCGCCCGTGGAAAACGCGGTAACTGTGACCTCACTGGGCCTGAGCTCCTCCTATGTGGCGACCAACCTGGACGCGGCCATGAAGCTGAGCACCGTGAGCCGCTGCATCGATATCCTGTCCGACTCGATCGCGAAGATGCCCTTCTTCGTCTACGACGCGCACACTCGCGAGCACGTAGAGCATCCGGTGACGGAGCTGCTGAGCCTCCGCCCGAACGCATGGCAGACGCCTTTTTCCATGCGGAAGCAGATGGAGGCCGAACGCATCACCAACGGCAACGGGATCGCCTGGATCCGGCGCGATCCGTCCACCCTTGCGCCGGTGGAGATCGTCCCCATCCCAAAAGGTAACTGGTCTGTGGACCTGCTCTCCAGCGGACAGCTCCAGTACAGCCTGGTCCATCCTTTCACCGGTCAGGCTTTCAAATGCGGACGCATGGACGTGATCCACGTCATGGCATACAGCCGGAACGGCTACAAGGGCGTCGGATACCTGGAACGCGCGGAGGAAGTCATCCGGACCGGCAAGGCAGCGCAGGAATACAGCGCGAGCTACTACCAGAACGGCGGACAGCCCTCCGGGATCCTGCGGACCGACTCGGATCTCGGCGGCAACGTGGAAGTCCGGGACGGTGACGGAACCGTCCGGACGATCAGCAAGAAGGATCTGCTGCGCGAGGAATGGGAAAAACGCCACGCCGGCCCGGCGAACTCGCAGCGGATCGCCGTGCTGGACATGGGCCTGGACTATAAGCCCCTGAGCATCTCCAACCGGGAAGCTCAGTTCGTGGAACAGAGCTCCCTGAGCGTGGAGGATCTGGCCCGGTTCTTCGGTGTCCCTCTGTACAAACTGCAGGCAGGCAAACAGTCCTACAGCTCCAACGAACAGAACGCGATCGAGTACGTAGTCGGCACCCTGCACCCGAACACTGTGATCTGGGAGCAGGAACTGCTGTACAAGCTCCTATCCCCGCAGGACATCCGGAACGGGCTCCGGATCCGGGGCAACCTGATGAACGAGCTCCGGGGCGACTACCAGTCCCGCGGCGAGTGGTACCGGAAGATGCGCGAAAACGGAGGCTTCTCCGTGAACGATATCCGGGAACTCGAAGACATGCCCTCCGTGCCCGGCGGCGATGACCATTACGCCAGCCTCAACTACGTGCCTCTGGAGGACTGGAAAGAAATCTCCATAGCACGGGCGAAAAGCGGCGCGGGAGGCAATGAGGAATGATGGTCATAATCGCGTTTATTCTGGGCCTGGGAGCGATTTCCGTCGGCGCAGGGATGATATACCTCCCTGCCGGGATCATCGCAGCAGGCGTCGGCCTCGTGGCCCTGTCCGTCATTTTGAGCCGGGGCTCCGGCTCGGACATTACTTAGCATATCCGCGGCCCGGCCGCTGATATAGAAAATCATTGGAGGTTCTTAACAATGAAGAGAAAACTCATCGCACTGGCCGCGGACCGCACTGCCGCACTGAATGCCGCGCAGGCAGCCCTTGAGGCCAACAACCAGGCCGACTACGATTCCCGCATGACGGAAGTCGGCAACATCAACGCGGAGATCAACCGCGTCCAGGCCCTGATCAGTGAGCAGGAGCGCGTCATCGACATGCGTCTGCCCAGCGAGGCGGAGGTCCGGGACATCGCTGAGGAGCGCGCCAATGCGCTGCGCACCGGCGGCGAAGTGAAATTCTCCGTGGCCGAGATCCGCCGCGCTCTGCGCAACGCCGACGGAGACGGTACCCTCGTTTCCGGCACGATCGTGCAGCCCACCGGCGCCGGATCCGAGATCCATGACAGCCTCGGCGGCTCCACCCTCGTGGACATGGTCCGCACCATGGACATGACCGGACTCGGCGGCTGGGAAGAGCCCTATGCCACCGCGGACGCCTCTCCTGCTGTCGGCACCCCGTCCAGCGTGGCCGGCACTGCCCGCACCAAGAGCGACCCCGGCTTCGCCATCTCCCAGATCAAGCCCTACGAAGTCAGCGTCACCTCCCTGGTCGACCGCAACATCGCCCGCCTCAGCCCGGCTGCCTACATGCAGAAGGTCCAGGATATGGCTTTCCGCGCTCTGCGCAACAAGATCGCCGCGCTGATCCTGAAAGGCGACAGCGAGGGCACGCATGTCATGTACGGCATGATCAACGGCACCAACAAGGCCAGCGCCTCCATCGTGAAGACCATCAACGCGACGGTCGCCACCGGCGCCGGCGTTGTGGATGAGCAGCTGCTCAACGACCTCTATTTTGCCTATGGCAACAACTACGAGGTCGGCGGCAATGCCATGCTCTTCCTCAACAAGACCGACCTGAAGGCTTTCGGCGCCCTCCGCGGCACCAATGAGAAGGGCCGTCTTTTCGCGATCGCTCCCGAACAGGGCGCTGCGAACCGCGGCACGATCTCCGACGGTGGTCTGATCGTCCCCTACCTCCTCGATCCCAACCTCACCGCTGTGGACGGAACCGAGCAGGAGGCCAGCTCCGGCGCAGACAAGCTCTGCTGCGTGTACGGCGATCCCATGAACTACCTCCTCGGTCTCTTCGGCGACTACACCATCCGCGTCGACGAGAGCGTTAAGGCCATCGAGCGCATGAACGCCATCCTGGGCGATGCGGTCGTCGGCGGCAACGTCATCGTGAAGGACGGCTTCGTCGTGGCGAAGATCGCCAAGGCTGCGCCGACCATCTGATAGCCTATGGCGACGGCGCTGGAGAGCGCGCAGGCGGAAGCGGCCGCAGCTGCGGCCCTCCGTGCCTGCCTGGACTACATGCACGTAGATGAAGACGTGGACGGCCGGATCGAACACGAGTTCATGCCGGCAGCGAAAGCCTACCTGGCCGGCGCGGGCATCCCGGAACCGGAGACGCCCAGCCCGCTGTACGATATGGCCTTCCACGCGCTCTGCCTGCATTACTATGATCACAGAGACGCAGTCGCTGAGGAAGCCCCATTCCCCACCGGCCTGCGCCCGATCATCAATCAGCTGAAGCACTCGGGAGCCGGGTGCATCTAAAAATGTGTCCGATTCGGACACGAAAGGAGAATGAATCATGGCCAAATCCAGAGCACTGGGGACCACCCTCAATGTTAATTCCAAGGCCGTGGGCGGTCTGACGAGCATCAACGGCATCGAGATCGCGGCGGACACGGTCGATCTCACCAGCCTGGACAACGCGACCGGGTACCGGGAGAAGGAACCCGGGTTCAAGGACGGCGGCGAAGTGACCGTCAGCGGCTTCCTCGATGGATCCGACGCCGGGCAGACGGAAGTCTATACGCTGCTCGAAAGCGGCGGCACCGCGACCTGCACCATCGTCTTCCCGACGAAGATCGGAAAGACCTGGACCTTCACCGCAGGCGTCACCCGGTTCGTGACCGGCGCCGAGCTGGAAGGCGGCGTGACCTTCGAGGCCACTCTGCTGGTCACCGGTCAGCCCGTCCTGGCGGCGAGCACCACAGTCTGACGATAAGGGAGAGTCCAGAGCTCTCCCTTATCTACTAATAACCGAAAGGATTAATCATGGAGAATAACGATATCGTCATCATCGAACTCGACAGGCCGAGAGAGCTGAAGCTCACCAACCGCGTCCTGAAACGCTTCCTGGCGAAGACCGGGATTCGGATGAAGAACTTCGACGAGGCCGTCGATGTATATGAAAACATGGTCCTCCTGATCTTCTACATGCTGCAGGCGGACGATCCCACTCTGACCGAAGACAAGGTCGACCTGCTGCTGGACAAGATCCCGATCACCGAGATCATCACAAAATGCGCCGCAGCGATCGCGGCCGGCTTCGGCGAAACAGAGAAACAGAAAGAGCAGGATCCTGGAAAGGAAAACCCTACCGAACCCTGACAGAGTTCAACTGGATGGACCAGATCCGGGCTGCCGGCCGTGTCGGCATGAGCCCGGAAACATGGGAGAATACTACTCCGGCCGCTTTCAATGCCTATATCCAGGGCTATCTGGATAGCGAGAAGGAGCGTCAGGAAGCGCAGCGCGTCAATGCGTATAATCTCGCGATCATGGTCCGGGCTGCGGTCGGAGCGAAGAGAATGCCGGATTATAAGGAATTTTTCCCGGGCAACTCAGGGGAAATGAGCGACGAGGCCATGTACAGCACGGTCGTCGCGATCAACAAGGCTCTGGGCGGCTCGGTTGACGGAGAATAGATATGGCTGTTGTACGAAATTTGATGGTCCGCGCCGGTGCGGACTTTTCAGCTATAACGAAACAGGCGAAAAAGGCTTCTTCCTCCATGAAGAGCATGAGCACCTCGATCTCCGCGTCCACAGGCGCGATCAAGAAGGCCATGGGCGCGATCGGGGCTGCTGTGTCCATTGCAGCGATCGTAGCCGCTGCCAAGGATGCGAAGGAAGCCTATGACAAACAGGCAGAAGCGGAAGCAAAACTGGGCCAGGTCATGCGCAACACCATGAACGCCAGTTCCGACGAAGTGAAGTCTATCAAAGATCTCTGCAGCGCGCAGCAGGAGCTGGGCGTGATCGAAGAAGAAGTCCAGATGGCCGGAGCGCAGGAACTGGCCACATACCTGGAAAAGACCGATACGCTGAAGAAGCTGATCCCGGTCATGAACGACATGACGGCGCAGCAGTACGGGTATTCCGCGAGTGCGGAGAACGCAGCGAACATCGCCACGATGCTCGGAAAGGTCATGGACGGCCAGACCGGTGCCCTGAGCCGGTACGGGTACAAGTTCACAGAGGCGCAGGAACGGATCCTGAAGTACGGGACCGAAGAACAGCGCGCAGCCACACTGGCGGAAGTGGTGGAAGCCTCCGTCGGAGGCATGAACTCTGCCCTGGCACAAACCCCGACCGGACGGCTGCAGCAGCTGTCGAACACCCTCGGGGATATCAAAGAACAGTTTGGCGCAGCCGTAACGACGATCGCATCGACCTTCCTGCCCGTATTGAATACGCTGGCATCGGTTCTGGCGAACGTAGCCAACCTGGCCAACCGGGTCGCGCAGTCCATCGCGAACGTCTTCGGAAAGAAACTGAATACTGGGACCGTGGCCGTCGCAGGCGGAGCCGACACCGCATCGGACGCCCTGGATGATATGGCAGACTCTGCCTCCGGAGCCGGAAAAGCAGCAAAAGAGGCTTCCAAACAGGTCATGGGCTTCGACGAACTCAACAAGCTCTCAGACAGCAGCTCCTCCGGAGGCAGCAGCAAGACTGCTGCGAAGGCTTCCGGCGGAAGCGGGATCGCCGGAGGATTCACGGAAAGCACCGAAGAAGCCGCCGACTCGGTCGACTGGCTGGAAGATGCGCTGAACAAACTGAAGAGCCTGGTCAGCGGATTAGACTTCGGCCCGTTGCAGACATCCTGGGAGAACCTGAAGACGTCTGTGCAGGGCTTTTCGGATATCATTTCGGGCGCGCTCAGCTGGGCATGGGACAATATCCTCGTGCCTCTGGCCGAGTGGACGATCCAGGAAGCCGTGCCGGCTGTGATCGATACCCTGTCCGCTGCGTTTGACTTTCTCAGTCAGGTCCTCGAGGATCTGCAGCCCACATTCGAGTGGATCTGGGACAACGTCCTGGAGCCGATCGCGGACTGGACCGGTGATACGTTCATTGCCGCGATGGAGACCGTCACGGATCTGCTGCAGGATCTGACCGACCTGCTCAGTGGGAAGAAGACTTTCAAAGATTTTATCAACGATCTTTCCCCGGCGGAAGAGATCCTCCTGGCCATCGCGGCTGCGATCGCAGCAGTGACCGCGGCGCTGGCCATCTATGAGACAGTGACAACGATCGCCACAGCCGTCTCGACTGCTTTCGGTGCAGTCCTCACATTCCTGAGCGCAAACCCAATCGTCCTGATCATAGCGGCCATTGCCGCATTGATCGTCATCATTATCGAGGTGATCAAACACTGGGACGAGATCAAAGAGACCGCGCTAAAGGTCTGGGATAAAGTCAAAGATAAGACGAAGACCGTGATCGAAAACGTGAAGAGTTATTTCCAGGGCCTCCATGACAAGGTCAACAGTGTAGTCGATGGCATCAAGGGCTTCTTCACAAGCCTCTGGAGCAAGGTCGGCAGCGTTTTCGATTCGATCGTCGGCTCGATCCGTAACGTGATCAGCTGGTTCAGCAACCTGATCAGCTGGGCCAACAGCGCGATCAGCTGGCTGACCGGTGTGTTCTCAGCTAAGAGCCGGGCGGACAGCGCTGCAAATGCCGGCGGAGTCCAAGCCTATGCCTCCGGAGGATTTCCGGACGCCGGACAGCTCTTTCTGGCGCGTGAAGCCGGTCCGGAACTTGTCGGAACGATCGGCGGCCGGACGGCCGTTGCCAATAATGACGACATTGTCGAGGCGGTCAGCTCCGGAGTGGCCGCAGCAGTCGCTTCGGTGCTGTCCAGCGGCAGCGGCAGATCCTCCGCACCTACCCCGGTAATCCTGGAAGGCCGGCAGATCGCGGAAATCATGTGGCCCTTTAACCAGTCCGCGGCCACCAGACACGGCGCTACTTTGATTGCGAGGTGACATCATGGAGTTTGAAATTCAAGCTGCAGACAGTTCCTGGGTGGCGCTGACCGGCAAAGTCGCGTCCGGCGGCTGGAAAGAAAGCTATCAGGACATAGACGGCCCCAACGCCGGCCGGAATATGCTGGGCACCATGATCCGGGACGTCGTGGCCAGTAAATCCCGATATGATGTCACGCTGCGCATCGTGACCAAATCAGAAAAGGATCTGATCCTGTCGCTCCTACAGCGCCCACAGTTCAATATGCGGTTCAAGGAGGAAGGAGACTCCTCCTGGACGCAGAAGCTGGTCTATACAAACAACTACAGCTGGACGCACTACCGGACGAAGCCAGGAGGAACGGAAACATTCCAGAGCTTTTCCTTCCCTCTGATCGAGATCTGAGGTGCGGTCATGAGCAACAGAATAACGATAAACACATCTACGCCTATTTCTCTCACAGACTCTGAAATCGAATCCATCTCCATCGAGAAAGCTACGGATGCCATAGGTGAAGAGTTCAGTGCAGATGAACTCAGTGTGAGCGTCTATTACGACGACACGGATTCGATCCTCCGGAACGCCGGATACGGTACGAGCATCGAGTTCGCCATGGACGGCGTGAGTGCCGGCACGTTCTATATCACAGATATCACCCGGAGCGCGTCGAAGAAGTGGTCGATCCAGGCGACTTCCATGGTCGGGATCCTCGATAAAGAAACGAACTACGGCGGCATGTACTTCGTGAAGCCGCTTCGCCATGTTCTCGAGGATATCATTCTGACTGACGGGATATATGGCGCAAATTACAGAAACCGGATCGCGTATCACTCTGTGGTCAATACGCCTCCCCGGTATAAGCCGGGCGGCTCGTCTTCCGCCACATACCTCGCGAAAGGCAGACAGGCGATGCTCACCACGACCACAACAACGGTCCGGACGCGGCTTTACGCGAGATTCGTATGGCTCGGCACCAAAACCGGGTGGGCGACCAATTCCTATCGGGATACCGCAGTTCTCTACGGAGCGAACCCGTACACCACATACGGGGTCGTCTTGACGCCAAGCACGGGAAGGCTCCGCCTGTTTCTGTGCGGCACATCCTTCGACCTGTGCCCGACCACCGACCCGCTGCTGATCGGGCAGAACGTGGTCCTGGACATTACTCCGACAAGCGGGACCGCCAAGATCACGATCGACGGAGTGGAGAAGACGGTCGATATTTCTTCCGTACAGTCCACTACGGACTACACGAACAACGCCGTGGCGGACAGCCTGGCATGGTATTGCGGCGGATACACTACGGATACCCAAGGCAATCCTGCTATGACTCAGTATATGTTCTTCCGCCTGTACAACGGAAGCACCCAGCTGTGCTCTCTGCTTCCGTACTACTACAGGGCGGAAGGCGCGGTCCGGTTTTATGACTCCGTTGACAACCGATGGTGGGGTATCGGCTCGTATGCCGGCTGGCCAAAGACCTACAATGTCTGGCTTAATCCCGTCGCAAGCGGAGTCCCGGTGTCCCTGGAACGCAGCAATATGATGGATCGGATCGAGTACGCTGACGGGATCGAGGACCTGAAGGTCACAGGGTGGCTGCAGGTCCATACGAAACGCGAAGCTCTGTACCAGGTCCTTCTCGCTCTCGGTTTGAGCATGAAGAGCAGCACGGACGGGAAATACATCATCGGCGGGCTGGTCGACAGTGTTGCGGGAGAAATAAGCGATTCCAGCATTTATATGTCCGGATCCGAAACTAAGGTCCCGAAGACGCGCAATATCTATCTCACCGAGCACATATATCAGACCGGGTCAGAGAACAAAGTGGTCTTCGACAACACGGAAACCGCCGATTCTTCGTCAAGTATAGCCGTATTTGACAACGCTCCGATCCAGGACACCCCTGTCGGGAACGGGATCACGATCACCGCATTTAATTGCAATGCGGCAGTCATTAGCGGGTACGGGACCATTACCGCCACGCCGTATGTCCACAGTGAAAAAATACACTCGGAGAAGATATCCTCAGACCTCGACGGCAGAGACGTGTCCGTCCGCGATGTAACGCTGGTCACCTATATGAATGCGGAAAACGTGATGGACAGGCTGAAGGCGTATTACAACAACGCGGTCTCAATCGTCCGGAACTCCATTGTTTACCACGGTGAGAGCTGCGGAAACAAGTATAGTTTTACCGATCCATTCGGAGATGCCATTTCCGGATTCCTTACAAAGGTGTCGGTAACCACCTCAAAGATCGCAAAGGCGATGTGCGAGTTTGTTAAGAACTTTAGTCCTCCTGCTCCAAGCGCAGGATATTCGCACTACGCCTTACTGTACAGCAACCCCGGTTATACACAGACATGGACAGTCCCGTCAGGAGTCAGTTCATTTCATGTCATCCTTGTAGGCGGCGGCTGCGGCGGTGAAAGCGGATATGCTGGAGCAGATGGAAGCAGACTACAAAAAGATGATGGGCAAGTTTTTGACCCGACCTGGACCACGGCGCCTGCAGCAGAGGGAGGCATGTATGGGGAAAACGGTGTAAGCGGGAAAATATATGAGATTGACATCACGGACCCTGCTTCTTCTTATCAGTTTTATATAGGGACCGGCGGAAACGGAGGCGCCGTCTGCACTTCTCATACCGTCAACAACAAGGGGACCGCAGGGCAAGAGACCACCTTCGGCTCGTACTCTTCTGCAAACGGTACCGTTCGCGCGTATGGCGTCCGCAACATATTCAACGGGGACATCTATGGCGGCGAAATGCCGAAATGGAACTCCGAAAGCGGCAAGGGCGGAGACGGCGGCTGGATCGAAGTAATAAGCCAGACCCAGATCGTACACCACCCTGCTGCGGACGCTTACGACCATGTACACGGAAAGACGCTCAAAGGCGGCAGTGATGGTGCCGACTACTACAGCAGCGGAGTCATTGCACACGCAGGCGGCGGCGGCAGCGGCGGAGGGATCCATACCGGAACAACAACGTCGGACGGGGCTCCCGGAGCAGATGCGACTTCTTCCCATGGCGGGAGAGGCGCGGACGCATATTATTCCGGCAATGCTACGATCGATAACGTCGGAGCCATCCTGAATCCTCTCGAAGTCAATGCCCGCTGGTTTGGCTATGGCGGCATGGGCGGCTTCGGCGGTGCCGGCGGCGGCGCATCCGGTGACGGCTGGGGCGTCGGCGGTAAAGGCGGCAGATCCGAGAGAGGCGGGAACGGCTCCCAGGGCTGCATCCTTATTTACTACTGAGGTGATGATATGACTGCTAAACCAAAACACCTCAAGAAGACTGGAGACCGGCTCTGGATCCCACTGCTGCGGATCTGCGTCCCGGTGTACTGGCGAAAGATCGGAACGAACGGCCAGGAGATCGTTGACGCGGATGATTCCGCGGCCATCTGGAAGTGGAACGGGCTGACTGTGATCGCAGATCACAACGGGCAGAACAACTTCGAAAATCTCAACAACGCGAAGCCGGAGAAGACCAAGGCCATCCTGACCGTCAACGGCACGAGCAGGCTTTACGTCTGCGACGTTTCCGAGGTCGGGAGTATCGTTACCTACCCCTACGGCAGCCGCCTCTATACGGCCGAAAATCGACCGGTTCACGAGGCGTTTCCCACAGGACTCTGTATATACACATGCCGGGACAAGACGGCTGAGAACGTCAGGAACGTCCGGCTGACACACTGGAGGTAAAACTCATGCAGATTTCCAACATCATCGTCGCTGATTTCACCCAGAACGGGCGAAAGACCGCGACGGCCTCCCTCTGGCAGTACGATTACGGCCAGATCCTTCAGTTTGAAGGAATCACACTCCCGGAAGCCTATGAGGTACATTTCAGCAATGCACCGGCCGGCGGGACCACGATCACCCAGATCGGCAACGCCGACGGAGTCTCGATCCCGGATCAGTTCCTGCTGACCGGAAAGCCGGTCTTCTGCTGGATGTTCGTACACACCGGCGAGAACGACGGCGAAACCGAGTACCAGATCACGATCCCGGTGTGCAAACGCCCGCAGCCTTCGAACCAGCAGCCCAGCCCGGTGGAGCAGTCGGCCATCACCGAGGCGATCGCCGCACTCAATCTTGCAGTGGAAGAGACTGCAGCGGCGCAGACTGCCGCAGAGCTTGCCCAGGAAAAAGCGGAAACGGCTCAGGATAAGGCCGAGGATGCGCAGGAAGCGGCGGAAACGGCTCAGGATAAGGCCGAGGATGCGCAGACGGCTGCGGAAAATGCCCGAGACCGGGCTGAAAATGCACAGACTGCCGCAGAGCTTGCTCAGGGCTATGCTGAATCAGCGAGGGACGCCGCCTCCGGATCCGCCACTGCTGCAGCCGGCAGCGCGAGCGACGCCGAGGCGTATGCTGTCGGGAAACGCGGCGGGGTGGTTGTGTCCGATTCGGACACAACATACCATAACAACGCTAAATACTATGCCCAGCAGGCCGGATCTTCCGCAGGGACTGCCTCGAACAAGGCTTCGGAAGCCGCCGGCAGCGCTTCAGCAGCTTCCGGATACAAAGACACGGCCGAACAAAAGGCCGGACAGGCTGTAAACGCCGCGACCAGCGCAGGATCGGACGCACTGAAGGCTGAAGGTTATGCAGTGGGCAAGCAAAACGGAGACGCAGTCGCGTCCGGATCCCCCTATTATCAGAACAACGCAAAATATTACGCCACCGAAGCGGGTTCCTCTGCTTCCGGTGCGAGCAACTCTGCAGCTTCGGCCGACGCTGATGCGCTGAAGGCGGAAGGCTATGCAGTGGGCAAACAGGATGGAACGGACGTCGGATCCGGATCTCCTTATTATCAAAATAACGCCGCATATTACGCGGGACAGGCCGGCCAGGCGGCCGAACTCGTCGGAGATCTGGCCACCGAGGCCACTCTGGCAGATATCGAGGAAGAGACGGAAACGATCTCCGGATATCTCCGGCAGATCGTTGAAGAAGGCGGACACAGCTCCGACCTGAACGGATATTCCCTGAGTCCGGGCGCAGGTGGAGAGATTGTCTTCACCTACACGAATCCGGAGGATCCCACAGACGTCTCCACGATCACCGCAATGACCGACACCACTCTCTCAGCGATAGCGGCCGCACTGGCCGAGCTTGCAAACACTTGGAAAGGAGCTATCATCAATGGCGATTGATTTCATGACTGAAGCCACCGGGCAGGAACTGCTGGACGAACTCCGGCTGGTCGGTGCTTACACCAAGATCTATCTCGAGGGCCTGGAGATCGACAGCTGGGCCGCCCTGGTCGAGATCGCGAAGTCCGGCAAGGCGAACACCGTTCTGCAGGTCGGTGACGTGATCAACTCTACCTACACGGTCGGCGACAATGTCTACCAGTGTCCCTGGCTGGTTATGGACTTTCGGGATGTCGAACTTGAAAACGGCAAGACGTACAAAAACGTCCCGATCATCCAGATGCAGTACACGACCCACGAAAACTGCCAATTCGACCCCGCTGAAAACGTGGAGGCCACCGAGGAGACTGCCCAGGAAGGCTACTACTACTGCGGTTATGACGGCGAGAATTACACGATGCTGTCTCTGTCGGCCGGTGCTACGATCCCATACGGATCTTACACGAAGGTCTACAAGACCCTGTGGAACTCCGCTAACGCGATCCGCTACGGCCTGCACGCCTGGAAGCTGAGCTGGGCCCGTCAGTACCTCAACAACTCCGGCCTCGGTTCTGAATGGGCGCAGCCGCAGCACGCCTGCGATGTCCTTCCTTCCGGATATGCGTCGGTGACCGGATTCAAGTCCCGGATGCCGGCGGACATGATTGCCGCGCTGCACCCGATTAAAATCACCACCAAGCGCGGGACCTGGGACGGGAACGGCACGGACGTGACCTATGACATGTTCTGGCTCGCCAGCTGCTCTGAGATGAATTTCAAGAATACGAACATCAGCGCAGATGACGGGACACCCTGGCAGTATTACAAAGAACTGCTGAACAGCGAAACCAAGAAGGACACTGGGACCTATGAGGTCATGAAGCGCTATGCTGTTAATGCTACCACCAGTGCGCAGAGCTGGTGGTCCCGGTCGGCGAACCTCGGTTACGGCGCCGAGTGGGGTGTCTACGACTCGGGCGGCGTGGGCGGCAACGCCCCGAGCAGCAGCGGTCGCCTCCTCCCGGCTTGCGCAATTATCTAATTTAGAATAGCCGCCCGTAAAGGGCGGCAGAAAGAGGACCTATGTCCGTTCCATCTGAAGCGCGAAGCAGGCAGACCTTCAAGCCGATCGAGGACGCCAGGAGACTCTGTGCGTACTCGCTGCAGGTCCTGAAGAACAACCGGAACTTCAAGTCCTACCCGTCCGGCGATGAGGAGGACGACTCTCTGAATCCTCCGCAGCCGGAGCTGGTGGCCATGATGCAGAAGACGGCCATGGAGATCTACATCTGCGCATTCAGCGCAAACGACATATATTTTTCAGCAACGAATTACCAGACGCGCCGCCGGCTGCAGGATAAGAGCATCGCTAAATGCAGAGAGCTCGGCGCGCTGGTCGAACTGACCGTCCCGATATTCCACACTCCGCTGAAGAAGGTGGAGTTCTGGACGGAGCAGATCAGGCTTGTACGTGATCAGATCCAGGCATGGAAAGAATCTGATTATCAGAGATACAAGAGGATAACGGCTAAAGGCAGAACTGGTGGTCCCGGTCGGCGAACCTCGGTAACAACAACGAGTGGAATGTCAACAACTCGGGCAACGTGAACAACAACAACCCGAACAACAGCAATCGCCTCCTCCCGGATTGGAAGCCGATGAACCGGAAAGCACATATTACAGATATGCGGCAGCGAATCGGATTATTCAAGGAGTCGTTATCCTGGGCGAAAAGCCCGAACAGCACCGACCTGATGCTCTGTCGGTGACCCGGCAGAACTATAACAGGAGGAACGATGGAAAAGGATGCTGACGGATTCGAGCGTTTATATGAGAGCCATTTGAAAGCAAGGCGTGGAGTCATATGGAAGGACTCCGTTGCATGGTTCTCTCTTCACGGCGCCGATCAGGTGCTGAAGCTGGCCAATGAGCTAAAGAACGGAACGTATGAACCGAAGCCGCCGGTATCCTTCACCATCTACAAACCCAAGAAGAGGGACATCCTGGCAGTCGCCTATAGAGACCGGGTGTATCAAAGGAGCATCAACGACAACATACTGTACCCCGTGATCACCCGGTCTTTTATAAAAGAAAACACGGCCTGCCAGATCGGTAAAGGTACCGATTTCGCAATCAATCTCTTCCGGAAGCAGCTGCGCCGGTTCTATATCAATCATGGCCGGAACGGCTGGATCCTGCAGATCGATGTGCAGAAGTATTATCCGTCCATGCGGCACGACGTCGTGAAGGAAATGTTCAGGAAATACCTGACGCCGGAGACTTATGAGATCGTAGCCGGGATCCTGGACAACCAATACGTCGGCGAGGTCGGATACAATCCGGGCTCGCAGATGGTCCAGATCGCTGGGATTTCTCTTTTGAACGGCATCGATCACTTCATAAAGCAGAAGCTCCATGTGAAGGACTATATCCGGGTCATGGACGACATGATCCTTCTGCATGAGGACAAAGCCTACCTGGAGCACTGCCGCGACGAAATCCGGAGAGAACTGGAACTGATCGGGCTGCACCCGCATCCGAAGAAGACCGGGATCTTCCCGATCAGCAAGGGCGTGACCTTCTTAGGCTTCGACTGGATACTGACTGATACCGGGAAGGTCCTGATGATCCCGAAGGGTCAAAAGATCAAAGAGATCCGGCACTCCACAAACGCGCTGCTGAAGCTCTACGGCAAAGGCCTCCGGACCGAGAAGTGCTGCGACGACAGCTTTGAATCGAAGCTGTCCTTCATCCGCAAAGGAAACACCCGTCAGATCGAGCTCAGGCTCAGAAGATGGTACACAGAAAGGAAGAAGTTTTATGCAGATCAGAGACAACAACTTTTACAGACGGCGCAGCCTGTCTCCGAGGGAGAGGGCCGAGATGGATAACCTCCGCGCCGAGAATGAAGAGCTCAAGACCATCGTGGCCGAACAGGCCGACGCGCTGATCGAGCTCGCAGAAATCATAGCCGGGGAGGACGATGATAATGGCTAAGATCTATTACCGGAAAATCAAAGCGGGTCAGATGACTATCGACGAGGTACCGGAACGCTGGAGGGCCGCAGTGCAGGAACTGCTGGACAATGATCCGGAATGAAAACACAGGTAACGCTCGAAACGAAGGACGTCAGGGCGATCCTGGCGAAGTTCCTCGGGATCCGCGAAGAGCAGGTGATCCCGCAGCGGTACAGCTTCGCGATCGAAGGAATGACCGCAGAAGAGATCCGGAAGAAGATATCTCCGGATCCGTAATGAAACAAATGGACACAGAAGAGGAAGAGGCCCTCTTCGACGAAGACGACTACCGTCGAAGCGGGCTGCTGGAGGAAGACTGATATGGTAGACAGAAATAAGTTTATTAACATCGTGCTGAATGAGATCGGGTACAAGGAAAAGGCATCCAACGCCTACCTCGATGATAAAGAGGCAAATGCAGGATCTAATAACTGGACGAAGTATGCCGCCCTCCTGGATAGTATCCCTGACTTCTACAACGGACAAAAAAACGGTCCGTGGGGAGAGTGGTGCGATATGTTTTACGATGCCTGCATGGCCATGGCCTATGGTCCACAGCTGGCGAAAAAACTCATCTGTCAGCCGGATCGGTCGGCCGGTGCCGGCTGCGAACACTCCGCCCAGTATTACAAAAACGCCGGCAGATGGTTCCCGTCACCAGAGGTAGGAGACCAAATCTTTTTCAATTATGGCAGCGGTATCGCGCATACAGGTGTAGTCGTAGCTGTTACCAACTCCAACGTGATCACTGTTGAGGGCAACAGCAACAATATGGTGCAGCAGTGCCAGTATTCTCTCGGGTCCTCGTTCATCGCCGGATACGGCCGGCCATGCTGGGAACTCTACACCGAAGACGGCAGCGAGTCTATTCCGGCAGAGGATCCCGTCGAGGAACCTGTCCAGGAAGAGTTCTGCAGTGTTCATCTCGAGCTTCCAGTCCTGCGCCTCGGATCCCTATCCTGGCACGTTGCTGTGCTCCAGATCCTTCTCATCGGCCGCGGGTATTCCGTAGGACTGTCCGGCGCTGATGGAGATTTCGGCGTTCAGACTCAGCAAGGGCTTCGCGCTTTCCAGAGCGATCAAGGACTCGAACCGAACTGTATCTGTGCTGAAGGTACATGGAAAAAACTGCTGGAGGTGTAATCATGACAATCTCTCAAATCATTCTTGCAATTCTGGCCAGCAGCGGGTTCTTCTCTCTCCTGGCACTGTTCGTCCAGAGATTCTGGGCTAAGAAGGACCGGAAGTCTACCGGGAACGATGCAGTGATCGTCCGGCTGGACCGGATCGAGACGACCCTGGAAAACCATATCAACGAAGACCGGGAACAGGATATCCGCCAGGCTCGAAGAGATATCCTTCGGTTTAATGACGAGGTCCGCCGCGGGACCCCGCACACGGAAGAGTCATTCGATGACATACTGGACTGCATAGACACGTATGACCGTTACTGCAGCAGTCACCCGGACTTCGCTAACTCAAAGGCCGTCATGGCCGTCGACAACATCAAAAGAGTGTATCAAGAGCGCCTGGTAAAAAACGATTTTCTATAAGGAGGAAAAGTTATGGAAAACATTTGGACTGAGTTCCTGAAGATCTATGGCCCCGCGATCATATACGCGGTCATAACGGCCATTGCAGGGATCACCGCGAAAGCGATCGCAAAACTCTATAACAAGTATGCAGACTCAAAAGAGAAGCGCGACGTAGCCAAGACCGTGGTCATGGCCGTAGAGCAGATCTGCAAAGACATGCACGGCGAAGCTAAATTCGAGAAAGCCCTCGAGTGGCTTTGTGCTTTGCTGCAGGAGCGCGGGATCGAAGTAACTCCACTGGAAGCCCGAGCACTGATCGAAGCCGCCGTCGGAGAGTTCAACAAAGTCTTCGACGAGAACGTCGAGCCGATCCAAGGGGGTACTGCAGGGGGTACGACCTGAGACTGTATCCCTTTGTCTGGAAAAGTAAAAAGCCTGAGACCATTGAGATCTCAGGCTTTTTTCATGGTCGGAGTGCGGAGATTTGAACTCCGGGCCTCTTGGTCCCGAAGCACCTCGGACTCGAGTCCGGAAAGTGCCTGATAACATGGGCTTTTACGCTGTATCCACTGCCCGGCAGCGCTTTGCCAACATGCAGGACGACGCAGTAAATCACGCAGAAAAGCCGCACGAAACCATCGAAAAGGGGTACGCTATCCGACTTCATGGGGTAAAATGGGGTACTATTCCGAGCCCGTGTCCGCGGCGTCAAAAGCGGACCAGACATCCGAGGCCAGTTCCTCCGGATCCGTCTTCTGCAGGCTGGTGTAAATCTGCAGCGTGATCTCAGGATCCGCGTGCCCGACCACGTACTGGACGCGCTTCAGATCCATTTTCGACAGGACCAGGCGCGTGACATAGGTGTGCCGCAGGACGTGCGGCGTGGGCATAAAATCGAGCGATACGGCGATCTTGTGGTTCCGGATTCTGTCACCCAGCTCCCGGCCGGAAGCTGTGCTGCGGGTCCATATCGTCTTCCAGCGCCGGCTCATCGTGGTGTAGCTGACCGGCTGGCCCTGATCATCACAATACACATATCTGCAGCGGAGCTTCCCGGAATCCTTTTCGGGGAGCTTCGCTTTTTCCTGCTCCATGCGATCTCTTAGGTACTGCTGCAGCTGCGGCGGGATCGGGATCTTCCGGAAGGCGGCCGGAGACTTCAGCTCCTCGGTGACGACCGGATGGATGTGATCCGGCCAGCGGCAGGCCCGTTTCACTTCGATATACGGAGCATCCGCATCCAGGTGGACACAGTCCCAGCGAAGGCCGCAGATCTCGCCGCGGCGCATTCCGGTGAACAGGCCGAGCATGACCATCGTCTCCACCTTCAGGCCCTTCACGGCCTCGAGCAGCTGCTCCTGCTGGGCATCGGTGAGCGCCTGCTTCTTTGCTGCGGGCTTCCCTCCCGGTTTCAGTTTCCGGGACGGATCCCGCGGGATCACTTCCGCATCCGCGGCAGCGGAGAAGATCTGACGGAGGATCTGCACGGTCTCCTCCTGGGACCGGCGGCTCAGGTGCGCCCGCGTGGCCAGCACGTCGAGCAGATCGTCCAGTGTGATCGAGGTGATCGGCCGGTTCCCGATGACCGGGCAGATCACCCTGTTGATCTGATACTGGTACACCTTTTTGCGGTCCTCGCTCAGATGCGGAGCCCGGCGGGAATAAAACCCGGCGCAGTATTCGAAGACATACAGCTGCTGCGGAGGGATCGCGGAGAGCCCGGCCAGCTCGTTCCTCCGGAGGTCCACCTTCTGGAGCAGCTCCTCCTGGGTGGAGGCATAGATGTCCTCCGTCTTCCCGTCCGGCCGGGTGATCCTCTTCCGGTAATACTTCCCGTCCGGGCCATACTGCTTTTTGAGTTTTTTCTTCGGCATCCTACTCCTCCATTGTGTCCAAAATGGACACAAAAATCATATTGCCTTCTGTCCGGATCCTGTATCTTGCCTGAACGGCTCGAGCGCGACGGAGACCATGTCCCGGGCTCGCTGATCGGCGCGACGCCAGGAGACGATAATATCCTCCTCCTCTTTCGTGAGGCTGGAAGTCCGGATCTCGCTACGGCAAAGAAGATAATCAGCTGTGCAATTAAAGATTCCACAAAGACGATCGATTAATGCAGAGCTTATATCAAGCTGTCCAAGTTCATATTTTGAGACAGCCGTCGGAGCACATTTCAGCAGTTTAGCTAAATCGGATTGCTTTAGCCCGCTGGAAAGCCTTAGTTCTTTGATTCTATTCACACAGCCACCTCCTATATGAATATTTTACAATTTTTCTATTCACTTTTCAGCAACATCCCCAAATTAGGGTTTATTTATGTAAACCCTATTGACAAATCCCTTTTTTTGGGGTATTATTATCTCACTCCCTATTTTGGGGAGTGCGCCGGTCTTCCATGGGCACAGACCACTGCCGTCTGCTTTATCCTCCTGAGATGAAAGACTGTTCCTCTTTTTCTTCCAGGTCTGTCCGGGTGTCCGCCTGCAGCGAGGCACCCAGACCGGCGCTCCCTTCCTGTACCGGAGGCAATCATGGACAAAGAACAGAAACTAAAAGCGGAAGAGACCATCATGGAGGCCGCCTGCAACCTGTGCCACTGGCCTTTCCTGTTCGAAGACGAGGAAGCCATGTACGAAGCCAAGTGCGGACACTGTCCCATCGAGGCCGCAGTCGAGTCCGTCCTGGACCGGATCCCTGAAAAGGAGGAAACCGTATGAGCGAAATCCTGATGCTCCCGGCGCCCAGCGAAGTCCTTCTTCTGCCTCCGCATGACCCTCTTTCCGACGTCGAGCGTGCTCTCGCGGATATGTTCGAGGCAGCCAGGAAAGTGGTGGACAGGCTGGCCGAGGCTTTGTTCCCTGCCCTGGTGGACGTCTTCCGGAAGGTGGAGCAGATCGTCCGGGCAATCACAGAAGCAATCATTCCGAAGCGCTGGCTCTATCTCAGCCGGCACGCAAAGAAGAGGCGCGTCCGAAAGAAATACGAGAATCGGATCCGACGACGGATCCAGGATCTGATGAACGAGATCCAGGAGGAAACCGTATGAGCGAAAACATCGATATC